TTAAAAAACAAATTACAGTACCAATTAACAATCCAAATACAATTAGTAATGAATTTGGATCATTTAGTGGGGTGACGATGCCAATTGAAATTGATTACATAAATAATTTAGACAATTCAACAGGATTAACGGGAAATGCCACCATTAAATTTATGGGTATAGGTAAAAGTAGAATTGAAGAATTAAGGAAGTACGGTCAAACAACTTTTAACGGGGTAACAACGGGTTCTACGGACGGTTCTAGTTGGAGTGGATATACTTTAGATAATCTTTATTATCGTGACTTTACAGATGGTTATACGATGATTACGGGTAGTACGTCTAGTTTTACCAAAGAAGAAGTGGTTAATAGAATGGTTACAAGAAATGAACATTTTTTAGGATTTATTGATGAGCCAACAATTTATTCTGACATTTTTGTTGAGAGAGGAAAACAAGGTGTGATGGAGAAAAATTTAAGATTAGGAGAAATTGACAACATAGGTGAAGTAGACATATACGGAAATGGATATTTTAATGTGAGAAAACAATAAAAATTATATTTATTATAAAAAGTTATGGCAGTAGGAAGTTACGGAATAATTAGACCAGCAGATGTATCCCCAGCGGACGTAGATGTTTTTTATCACTACGTTCCAAATAGAACATCAACTGCGGAGGTAACCTTAAAAAAGTTAAACTCACAAGAAGTCCTTGCTCCAGTTTTTCATAACGGAGATACCACAGAAAGTACGGACGCTCCAAATGTCGAAATTTTAGGTGGATTATACAACTTAACACTAACTTCAGATGATTTTAGTGATTTAGGAATATATACACTTCATATTAGACCAAAACAAATCAGAACCTCAATTACGGATTGTGGTATTTTAGCTTCATTACCATCGGTTAGAGGGTTGGTTATCGATTTAAGTAACGTTCCATCTGCTGACAGAAACAAATTTACACCACAAGGATTGGTTGGATATCGTATTGAGTATTTAAATTCAAACGATAACACCAAAGTTACAAATTTTTATAGAATAGTAACGTCATCTTTTTATTGTACACCAGTTGTTTCAAACTTAACTAGTACAACTCAAAAGGCGATTAGATACCAATATAGTGTTGCGGCTTCAAATTTATTATTTTTAACTGTAACACCATCTTCGGCACCATCAAGTAGACCAAATGTGGTTCCATTTATTGGTCAACCAGGACAAAACATCATTTTAACCAATACATTCTTTAACCCAACAACTGTTGAAGTGGAAATGGTTGAACACGATTCGTCAACATTAGCATACGCATTATACGGTAACCAAAGTAAGGCAGTGTCTTCAGGTATCTATACAATTTACGATAACAATAACAATATCTTCAAACAATACAATCTTTATGAAGTTAAGGACGAGTTTAACGAAACCTTATTCGAGATTAGAGAAAACAAGACAGATATTGATGAGACATTAAATTTCGATGATATTACACAATAATGGCAAGAAGAAAAGTTCCAAGTCAAGTTGCGACAGGTGCAGAAACATTTAGCGATAGCTTAGTCGGTAGACAAATTACCGACGGTACTAGTCAATTGACTAATACGAACTTTGCCATTGACCGTATCATACCAGAAAAAGATAGTAAGAAATTTAGAACTAGTCAATTTTCAGATTTTTTAACGTTAGACGATTTAAAAGAGGAAACGGATTCCCCAACCACATCAACAAAAACCAAAGAAGAGAGAAAAAAAGAAATTAAATTTAAATCTTCTAAAACTAATGCTGCGGTTTCTACTTTCGGTTCATTAAGAAGTAGATTACTTGCATCGATTACACGAATTATTAAGAAATTCCCAGCGACATCACTTGTTGATTCCGAGAGTTTAATTAAGAATTCAATTTATACTGCGTACAACATATCTTACGATTTTAATCAGAACACAACGGAATTTACTGTTGATTTTGCAATGATTTATAATCCGTTAGATGTTTCATTTATAAAACCAGAGAGTAATGTAATACCAACCACCGATAATGAGGTTAGAAATTTTTATTCATCATATAAAAAATATGTAATAGAAGTTTCAGGTACAACTTATCCTGTATTAACATATAGTGAACCAAATTCAAATAACGAAGTTTCATTTAAAGTTTTTGGTAAACCATTTGGAGTCTTATCAACTTACAATTTTAATTATTTAATTAGACCAAACGACGGTATAGTTGAAGAATTCTATATGGGGTTAGACGATTTGGAAGAAACACTCCTAAACAGAGAATCTTCACCTAAATTCAAAACCTCATTCAAAGTACCAAGAGATAGTTTCGAAGGAGACAAAACAGAAATAACTGACGTTGAGGTTGCTTGGCCAACATCTAAAGATGGTTGGAATATTAAAATTGTCGGTTTAGAATATGAAAATTATCTAACCCAATTAATTGATTTATCTGATGAAATAGACAATTACAAATCAAACCTTTTTATAAGGTTTATGAGTGCTCCTCAATTGTATGAGTTCGATAGTGACGATAAAAAAATAGAATCAATATTTCAATTATACGGTCAAAATTTTGACAAGGTAAAAAAATACATATCGAACATTGCAAATATGCGTAATGTTTCGTACGATGGTATTAATAACGTTCCTGACGTATTATTAAAAAACTTAGCAAATACGTTAGGTCTATCAACAGTTAGTCTTTTAGATGAAAAACAAATTGATGAGTTATTATACGTTAGACAAGATTCCCAATACGAGGCGGTTAACCTTGGTACAAACATTGTTGACGCTGAATATGAATTTTACAGAAGATTATTAGTCAATTTAGTTGAATTATACAAATCAAAAGGTACAAGAAAATCTATTGAATTTTTCTTACAATTCTTAGGTGCTCCTGAACCAATGATTAAAATAAACGAATACGTTTATAAAGTAGTTGGGTTCCCTAAGTCTTTAGATTTAGAGTCGGATATTTGGGATGTTATTGAAGGTACAAAAGTTAATACAACTCTAACCTTCGATGAAGACACATTTTCATATATAACAGGAACTACAACATCAAAAACAACTTACGATAGAAAAGAATATCCAGTAATTGAAAACACAATCTTACCTAGACGAGCGTATGACGATGTAACTGATATGTTCTTCCAAAAAGGTGCGGGTTGGTATGAGAAAACATTAGACCATAGATCTTCAATGATTTTGGATAAGGAATTGTCAAAAGGAACTTATGTTAATGGTGAATTCCAATTAACAGGTAGAACCAAAACAATTAAAACCAAATCAAAAGATTTTACATATGGTGAGGATTATTTCGATGTATTCAGAACTTTACCTGGTTTAGATACGGGATTTGATATTGTTAATCAAATTGATAATAAGAAATCACACCCAACAGATGACGGTTCAGTTTATTTATTAAATAGAAAAAATATTAGTATTAACCTATCGGCAGCTCAAACTCTTGATTATGACATTTATAGAAAATCTAGAGAATTAAGTTTGTCATTTGGTAGTGTAACGTTAACACCACAAACGGGGGTAACCTTTGCTGAATTTTTAAATAAAACATTAAGTGAACAAATTAAAAATTCAAACACTGTAAAGTACAAAAAGAATTATATTATTCTTGAGGACATTTATAGGGATTATATTACAAATACAAGTTTCACACCATATAATCTTCCCGATATTACGGAGTTCATCAATAAGATGAGTCCATATTGGACACAAGTAATCGACCAATTTATACCTGCAACCACATTATGGATGGGAGGTAATTTAATTGAGAATGGTTTATTTGGTCGTTCAAAATATCAATACAAATTCGGATGTCAACCAAGAGAATTTATCGAGGAGTTATATCCAGATTTTGAAACGGCAATTGAAGAAGATTTAGAGACATTACTTGGAGATGAAGATAACTTTAGAGGATTATTAAATTCAACAGGAGTTACTTATTATCCAATAATCGAAATAGATGGGGTAGTTTATACTGGTAACGCTGTTGTTGTTAGCGGAATTGTTAACACATCAACTAGCGCTAAATTATTTGATGAATGGATTTTAAATGACTGTACTTGTTACTTTAGTGGTACCGCTTTATTAAATGGACCAACAAGAACATATACACATAAGTTACCATTAATTTGTGACTATAAACAATATATTAATCCAGATGTTACCAAAATAAAAGAACTTTGGAGACAATCATTAGTTACGTTAATTAATTTTATTAATTCGAACACTGATATAGATGAGGCTGGGTGTATTGACACATATGAACCATATGCTTTAGCCGCAAGATGGCCTTGTTATAGTGGATGTACTTTAAGTGGTACAACAAAATATGGTACATCACCAAACACATTACCAGGACCATATCAATGTGTTGGGGTAGATAAGAAATTAATTGATCATCAGTTTTTTACTGATACTGACGGTGTTGAAAAAATTAAATTCACATCAATAAAACACGGTCCAAACGACTGTTCGGTTGAGGAATATTTTGATTATAAATTTAAATCATTAAACGACCCACAATTAACAAATTGTGGAATTGAGTTGGACTTTTCAAACGAATGCCCCAACGGTAAATTAACAACATATGTGTTGGGTAGTGAGGTTGATTGTAAAATCAAAGGTGATGTAACTATTAAAATTACAGGTACCACCGTAACAGTACAAAGTGGGTCAACAACCAATTGGCCAGTCTATGTTCATAAAAATTGTGAGATTGGAGTTAATCCATTGTCAAATTATTCATTATCTGGTGCGACAATGGATTCACAAGGTAATTGTACATTAGTATTAAGAAATGTTTATGAGGATGATGTAATTGATTTATTATTTACGGACGCAGCTAACTGTGACGTTAAAGTAAAAATAGAAGGATTAAATGTAAGATATGTACAAGGTAATAAATTAAACATAGCAAAAGAAGATGATATTACATATCAAATAGTTCCAAAAATTCAATATAGAGAATCTTTTAATTATGGTCTAAAAGGTGACTCATATGTATTATTATATACAGGTTCGACATCAACAGGATCAACAATATTAAGTGATTATGTTAAGTCCCAAGTTATTAATTTAAATGAAAATGATATTATATTATCTGCATCATATAAAAATTGTAATAACATAAAAAACCAAGATATAAAAAATGGTATTTTAAATGACAATTTTTCATTTGTATTTGATTACGTACCGATTAAAATAACTAGAAAAGATTGTTTAGGTTCGGTTAAAAAAAGTGTAATTGTTGGTAGAACAAAAACGGGAGTCTTGGAAACATTTAAGGTGTTACCAACATCTAAATTGAGAGTATACACCAATAAATCTATTACAATTGAATCAGGAGGTAATGTTTTAATTGACAAAAGTAAATTTTATTTCTTTGACGAAAGATTTCCAGAACAATTACAAATTGCGGTAGAACAATTAGAACCTTGTTGTGATCATAATAATGATTATATAGAAAGAGGTGATTTCTTAATAACCGCTAGTGGTAAATTAATTGAAGTAATTTCAGTAGATTTAGACTATTGTGCTCCCGAAATTTATTTCAATTTAAATATAACCACAAACCCAACAAATTTAATAGTTTTCAACGGTAATATTAATCACCAATTGTTGTCACAACATTATTATGATTTATTCTCAAGGTTTAATGTTAATTTAAATCAAGTTTATATAACAGATTGTTGTCCTGACGGAAGACCTGTTCCAAGAGTTATGGGTTCAAATCCTTGTAATATGGTTGATAACGTAGGTTTACCTTGTGGTGATTCATACCCAACACCAACTCCTACTCCAACACCAACTAGTACACCAACTAGTACACCAACAAATACGCCAACACCAACTCCTACAGCAACACCAACTCCTACAGCAACACCAACTCCAACGGCAACTTCTACTAGTACACCTACACCAACGGCTACTAATACCCCTACACCAACACCTACACCTAATTGTGTCTTTAATGTAGATATAACAACCCCTACACCGACACCAACACCTACTATTACACCAACACCAACACC